CCGGCAATGAGTAATTTCTGGTGGTCAGTAGGTCAGGATCAAGAGCATAAATGTGGTGGTTATAATGCATGCACCAGAAGTATCAAAAAAGATTTTAGGACATATGTAGAGAAATTCGATTTCGCCACACGGTTGGCAGAAGCGCTGTCAACTTTTAAGAGAATGAAGTGGGCTCGTGATAGGCGTCAAGCGTTATACAGGGAGCTAAGCTTAAGAAGACACAAAGTGTGGTGCAACGAAATAGGAAAATTTGTCTATGTTAATATGACAGGAGGAGGTAGCCGAGGGTATGGCAAAAAGACCAGACAAATGTATAGGAGGATAGGTATCGAATATTATGACCCCAAGCTTCATTCTTTAGAGCCCTTTACACCAAAAATGGTTCCAAAAATAAAGGCTGTTGACGTTCAGTATGATGAGTTTGGACCCGATGCTGTACAGGAAGTTGTCGAGGAGTGCAAAATGTTTGTCGAGTTCGGTGGTGGACCTATTTATGAGGCACAAACTGGTATTTTAGGTAAAGAGTTTTCGAACGTGCTTAGAGAAGCAGGACCTATGATGCAGAATATATCAGACTGTGCAACCATGGCCCGTCAATCAATAGGTGAAGTGAATAATGTGGCAGCACAGGCCAAGAGCGCGATGGATTCAGCATTACCAGATGTCAAGAAGACGTTGAGCGGAGTTAATTCAGTACTAACATCTTTGAATAACATGCTCCCCAAATTTGAAAAATTCACAACATATTTGGATGAGTGCTTCACAAGAGTTTCTGGTCCCATTAAGAGCTTGAATGAAGTTGTGGATTTCAAAGTCTTTTTTGGAATGCTGGCCACAGGTTTGATTACTTCCATTGTATCGGGAACAGGTGGATTCACGACATTGGTGGCCACTTTATGTTCTTACTTGTTTATGAAAGGTCTGGCTCAATTTGCTGTCGATAGAGTGAATGATTTCTGGCATAAGTTCAAAGAAATCATAGAGAAGGTCAGATTTAGGAGTCCACAAAAGGTGCACATGAGTATGGTGTCCGGTGAGATTACGTATGAAGCTGAGTCTATCAAGGACAATGTGAAAGAATGGATGAGTCTGGATGAGGAGAAAACTATAAATGGTATATCTATGGGAGTTGGAGGCATATTGTTTATTTTAACCAACGTTCTTGAATCACCACACAGTTCACCAGAGAAGATAGCTAACTATGTTGCAACCAACATTAAGTCATATTTCATGAATAAAATGTCGCACAGGGATAGGACCACGCTTACTAAGGACATAGGTTCAAAAATTTACGACGCATTGTTGTTTGTAGTCACAGGTAGAAGCATGAGCGTTAGAAAAATGGATAAGTTGTATCCCAACGTGAACTTAGCAATCACTGATTTGGAGCAGTTTAATTTGAACGAAGATAGAATGGCCGCGATATCGGACCCTGTGAGAGCATCAGGATTAGTTAGGTCATATGAGTACTTAGTGCTGATGAAGCCAAAAATGTTTGAAAACAAAGATGTCGTGTTACATAAGCGTGTTTCAGAATTGCTGCATTCTGCAGAAGTCTTCTATAGGAAAGCTAAA